ACCGAGCGGGCGCGGGCGTAATCGAGTCGCAGGCCGCGTTCCATCCGGGTCATGGCCATCAGCCAGGAGCGGAGGAGCAGGCGGCGGTCAGGCATTTTCGGTCAGGATGTGCTGGATGTATTCCTGCCCGGCAAACGTCATGGTCGCCCGAATGAGGTACGCATGCTCGTCGCAGAAGAGGATTTCCGTGCGGATGCTGATGTTGAGCGAGGAGTGACGGTGGTTGCCGAAATCGACGTGGATGACGTTGTTTTCCTGTCTCATGGTTTTGCATTGAGATCGGCGGGGCTGCCCGGTTCCGCCAGATGGACGGAGTTTCCGGCCAGTTCCAGCGGGATGTCGTTGAACGGCACAAGAACCACGTCCCCGCCGTCGATGTCATCAAGCCCCATCTCGCGGCGTTTTTCGTTGATCGTCATGTAGGAGGCGGCGTTGACACGGTTGGCCTTCTCATTGCGCATCGGCTCCAGGGCCGGGATGCCGGCCTCGTCGTACCAGAGGAACAACCCGTCTCCGTAGAGCGGCGTGAGCCAGCGGTTGATGGCATCCATGTACATGGAGAGCAAGGGGAGGATCGTGTCCGTCCAGAAGGCGGTTTTGGCTTCCGAGTAATTGGCGTAGGTCTGCGAATCAGGCAGGCCGATCAATTGGGGCGGCACGCCAAACGCGAGGGCGATGTCGCGGGCGGCGCCGTTCTTCCCCTCCAGAAAGTCCATGTCCTTCGGATTGAGGGACATTTCCTGCCATTCCAAGCCCCCTTCGAGCAACAGCGGCCGTCCGGAGTTGTTGCCGCCGGAGAACTGGCGGTCGATCATCTCCTTCAGGCGAAGGTACTGGTCGTCGGTGAGCGAGGTCGGTGTTCCGTCGCCTCCCTTGACGGACAACGCCCCCGAAGGCCGCGCCCCGTTGTCGAGAAGGCCCTTGTTCCAGCGCTGCCCGCCGGTGTGGATGTCCACGCCGAGGGCGGCGGGGCCAATGGGGGACAGGCCGTACCACGGAGAAAGCGGGTTGAACGAGCGGATCTGAAGGATCGCCGACTGGCCGGTGATCTGGTCCACGGGGTAGTCGAATTTCGTGTTGGCGTCGGGCCGGTATTCGTAGCCTTGGGGAAACAAGCCGCGGCCCGGAACGATCTTCACCTTGCCGGGGCTGAGGAGTTGCAATTCACGGGGTGGTTTCTGGCTCTTGTCGAGGCCGTTGCCGAAAACGTAGGCGTTGCCCGACAACTGGTGGTAGGCCGTCAGGCCGCCGCAGAACTCCCGCCATGACTGGACGGGGTTGGGGTCATAGATCAGGTCGAGCAGCGGATGCGACTCGATCTTGGCCAGCTTGCCCGCCCGGTTCTTCTGGTACAGGTGGGGTTCCACGGACGAGACGGCCGCCGCGATGCGGTTGATGCAGGCGAAGGCCACCACGCACTCGGCGTAACCCTCCCGTGCCAGCTTGTCGAACGCGGCCCCGGACAACGCCCCCTTCCCGCCGATCAGCGAGACGAAGAACGACGCGCTTTTACGCGACGGGACGGGTGTGTCCTTGCGAAACGGCCACATCAAAGGCTGCGGACGCGGGGGGCTGCGACGGGAATGCGGAATTTGCTCACCGCCAGGGCCAAAGCGCAGACCGTGTCGTCATGCAACCCGGCGGGCGCGCTGTAGCGGACGCCGGTGCGGGTGTACTCATATTCAAATTGCTCTAATTCCATGGCGATGATCCCGTCGGGGAAGGTGATCTGCCGCTGCTGAATGGCGACGGCCAGCCCTTCCATGAGTTGTTGTTTGCTTGCGCTGCTGAACTTGAAGCCCTCGAACCGAGTGCCGGGCTTTTGCAGGTCTTCCAGCACGGGATCGCCGACACCGGTGGAGTCCACCAGGGCAATGTCGCCGTCGGTGGCCGCCAAGATTTTCCGCTTCGTCTCCTGCCACGAACTTTGGAATCTCTCGAACCGGCAGGCGCTGCCTTTCGCGTCGAGGCCGATGCCGACCGTCCAGTCAACGCTTTTGGCCAGATCCCATCCCCAGCAGACCGGAGGCATGTGCGAGATGGGGGCGACACAGTCGCGGATGGCTTGCAGGCCGAATGGATTCCCGCCGTCGTCAGAGGCTTTGCAGAGGTAGAGTTCATTGAAGACGTGTTCCGGCAACTGCCGTCTGGCGTCCTCGATCTCCTCCAGGGTGACCACCCCGCCGGCCACCGCGTCGTAGGCGGTGATGACGTGGTAAGCCATGTTCGGCTCGCCGGATTCGGCCTTGCGGCTGAGCTGGTAGAAGAAATTCTTCCGGCCCTTCACGTTCCCGATGAGTCTTGCAGGACCACCGGTCGCGGTGAGGGTCGAGCGGACGGCGTACCACGCCTCGTCCTTCATGCGGCTGGCTTCGTCCAGCACGGCGGCGTAAACATCCTCGCCATATAAGCTGTCCGGCTTGTCCGCGCCCTTGAACCAGATCACCGCCCCGTTGGGCAGGGTGATGGTCAGTTCGGATTCGTTGGCGGCGTAGAGATGTCTGGGGAGAAAGCGTTTGAGGCGGCGAAAAGCGATCTTGGCCTGTGGGAAGATGGGGGCGACCCACCAGAAGTTCCGACCCTCGGCCCCGCCGATGGCGGCCTGCTCGAACAACCAGCAAATGCAGCCGACCGTTTTCCCGGCCTTGGTGCTGGCCTCGACGCAGCCATAGCGTTTGTCGTGGAAGATGGCCTCAAGCTGCTTCGGGTACAGCCAGGGCCTTTGGTATTCAATCGACCTTGGCATTCGGACCGATGGCCAGCGTGAAAATCGCTGCTCCGTCCTTTCCCGTCACTTCGGTGCGGTCGGTGAACATGCCGATATGCTTGCCAAGCAGCTCGACGGCCCGGGTGGCTCCCGCCGCATTAAAGACATAGGCGGGGACCAAGTCACCCTCGGCGTTCTCCGTCATAACCTGATTGCCTTTTCGGTCCAGCACCGGGGATGCCTGCATGCACCGTTCGGTGATGGTCTTCAGATTTTCCAGCACCCAGTCTTGGGTGATTTCGAGACGGTTGGCGAGGGTTTTCTGTCCGGCGGCGATGGCTGCCATGATGTCAGGTTTGGTCAGGTTCTCCTGCCCGATGGATTTGGCGGTGTGTTCGCTGTAGCCAGCGCGAATGGCCGCTTGCGTGGCATTCAGGTCGGTCAGGTACTCGGCGACGAATCTCGCCTGCTTGGGTGTGAGGTCGGACATGGTTCAATTCACTGTGTTGGCATCCGTGATTCGCAGGATTGGGCAACCGTTGTCGCAATGAGGGGGCGGTTTGGCCGCGAATCGTTGAGGCGGGATCTGAGTTGTGTAATCTTGGAGGGTTGCGAAGAGTTTGACGCGGCCTCGGAAGGGCTGTGCCCCTGATTTTTCAGGTATTTCGTGATTGGTGCGATCTTTGCTTTAAGGAAACAAATCCCGAACCGTTCCCCGCTCAGGAATCTCACCATGGTCATCCTCACGCGAAAACCCGGCGATGAAATTATTCTTGGCCGCAACATCCACGTTCGGCTTCTTTCCGCTCCGGGCGGCTTTGTCCGCGTGGGAATCGAAGACCCCAACGTGATGGTTGACACGACCGGCCGGGTGATCTCAATGGACGACCGGGAGGAACCGGAGGATGATGTTGTCGACTTGTTCCCGACCAAAGCCATTGCGAATGATGACACTGTTGCACTGCCTTGCGTGGAAGTGTTCAGCGAGGGGTGGGCAGGGGTGATGTGAGCCGGAAAATGGACAAACTGGTGGCGTGCTCCGAAAACAATCATGCCACACTTCGCCATCAGGCGCAAGAGTTTAATTGGGCCAACTGCTCGGCCTCCCGTTCCAGAATGCTCTTCTCCTCCTCCCGCACCTCGTCCAGAGCCCCGACGAGCCGGTCAAACGCCGCGAGATACGTGTGGCGGCTGTCCCACACGGCCATCATGTCATGCCGGGTTTCTGGCGCGTTGCGGCTCATGGCATGGATGACGGTCTGCTCGGTCGGCCCGGCGATCATTCGGCATACGCGCAGGTAAAGCGTTTCCAGAATGCGGCTGTTGGAACCACCGAAGAACTCAAGGGCGTAGATGCTGTTCGATTTGTACCCGGTCTGACGTCGAAAGGTGATCCGCATGTCCATGAGGATCATGGCGTAGCTGCGGTGCAACTCGTCGAGGATTCCCCGTTCCACCATCCACCCCAGCAATGAACCGTCCTTGATCGTGGCGTTGGAAATGCGGCCGTCAGAAACGGTGATTTCAAGATCGCCCTTGTTGGCGCGACAGGCGTTGATGACGGATGATCCACGGGGCAGCCAGTGGGACGAGTCGATTCCGTCAATCATACGAACCCTGAAAAGTGGACCCCGAGGGGGCAATGGAGAGATGGTGTCCTCCACATATAGCGTTTACGGAATCTTGATGCAACCAGATATCGTTGCCAATTGCTCCTTTGTAAACTCGTAAGTCACGAATCGCTCTCCGCATTTGGGGCATTCCCGGCGACGGAACCGAAAATACTTGAAGCGGTGCTTTCCGGCTTGACGGTGTTCCGGGTCGCGGGCGTCGGTGATTTTCGCTTTGGGATGTTTGCAGGTCATTCGGACGGGGCGCAATCGACGAACGTGACGTTCATCCCGCATTCTTTGAACATCCTCGATACTGAGCAATTGCCGGACGATTCGCCCTGATGCCTTGCAAACTCTTGGGGATAGTTCGCCTCAATGAATCCGCGAAGATCGGTGGGGTTGGTCAGGGCCACGCGGATGAGTTGGTTAAGGTCTTCGGCCAACCCCTGTTTTTCCGCCATCACCTCGGCTTCTTGCAGGCCGTCGAGCAGTTCATCGCCGACCGGAAGACCAATCACCAGCCTTCCCGCCAGTTGGTACAGGTCGGCCAGTTTTTGGGATAGGGGTGTGATTTCAGAATCACGCATTGCCGTTCGCCATCTGCTTCTTGATTGCTGTGATCGCGGCTTGTGCATCGAGAATAAAGACCTCTTTGCACGATTCCCAAGGCTCCATCCCGCTGGAATCTTCATTGTTATCATGCAGCCACTTGACTGTTGAGGCATGAATGGCCTTTGCCGCCTCCTCCACCATCTCCGGCCTATTCAACACATCCATGACGGATGATGTGTGTGTGCGGAGGCGATGAGGAGCGTTTCTTTCCAGCCAATCAGTGCCAAGCAATACCATCAAGGCGGCTTCATTCTCATGAATCGGAATATTAACTCGATTGTGATCCACTGGCTCGCTGCCCGGCTGTTCGGAAGGAGGTGGGGATGTGCTGGTGTTGCAATGATCGCATACCCCGCTTGGCAAGAATGAGCCGATTCCACAAGTCTGGCACTCGTCAATGCTTGAAAAGATGTCGAGAAACTTGGTCATGGTTCCTCTCCTTCAAAGAGAGCATCATCCAAGTTCACTTCTGGCGGCTCTGCCATCGGCATCCAGTGCGTTGGTGCATAAATGCCTTGAAGCTTCTCTTGTGTGACAGAATGCTTAAACGTCCACCATCCCTCTTCAAAATGCCCGCCTCCATCGACCCATCTTGCGTTTCTGACGATCCAGACCGTGGCAATGTCAACACCCACGAGAACCTCTGACCCGTCCTTGGGCGCGGTCCGTATCGGCTGCCATGAGTCATATATGACGGATGATGTCGGGGTACGGAGGTAAGTTTGGTATGCCTCAAGGACAAAAGCCTTCGCCTCTTCCCTATCTCGCGTCGTGTTCCACGAATTACCCCGCATAATGTCAGCGGCTTCCTGCCATGCAAGGCCACCGCGATCAGCAAGTCGCTTTAGTGTCTGCTGACCGTGGTTTCGCAGCGCTTGAGGTTCGTAAGGCGCCAAAAAGGGCATGGGAAAAAGCATGTGACCAATTTGAATGCCCGGCTGTTCGGACGGAGGCAGAGGCATGCGGCGGTTCCAGGATTTGACAGCATCTGTCACCGCCTGTTCCTTCGTGCAGCCAAACGGGACAGTGGGCGCGTCGGGCAATCCGTCGTAACACTTGTGTTGTGTGTGATTGAAGCATTTCTGGCAAATGACAACCACGCCATCCACTGCAACCTTGTTCAACTCCGCTTTGCCTCCGCAATGAGGGCAAGGCAGCAATTCACTGATGAGAGTGATGTTGAGCTTGGTCATACTCGCACCACTCGAAGTCCTGCGGCTTTGAGAGAGGCCACGGCGGAGGCGCTGGGTGCCTGACCTGTGTGCCAACCTTGGCTAATAACCCTGGCGGCCTCTTCGTCTAAAACCTCATTGAGTTGCGGGGCGAGAACAAGCTGATACCCGGTCGAGCGACAAACATAACACTGGTTCTGCTCTTCAACAGGATTGCCTTTGGCATCTGAGCCTACGCAAATCACCCATCCATTCCCTTTGCATTCGTTGCAAAGAATCGGCTCCCCATCCGTCACCTCTCCACCATGCTGCTCGGATGGGGGCGGAGGCAGTGGCATCCAGTGGGTTGGCGGATGAAGATAGACATATCCATTGCTCCATTTTCCATGCTCATAAGATCCAGTGGCATGCCAGCGCTCTCCTGTGGCAAGCTGCGGGCTAAACCCGGTCAGCAGAACCCACGCCCCGTCTTTCGGAGCCGATTCAATTGCCCGCCACCATGACTGGTTGATGGATGAAGGTGGGGAAGTACGGGTGTTCCAGGCGGCTTGCCACATTTTCCAATCAAACTGAGTAAAAACAGAGAGGTATTTTTCCTCGGCAAAATCCATTCTCGCGCAAGGCTCACGCCTCAATAGCTCTGACTCAAACGCCTCACGGCATTCATCGCTGACGGGCAGCTCGGATGTGGATGGAAGGACTTGGTCCAAACGAGCAGCTTCACCACTGGCAGGGAGAGAATGTTTGCCTGTGCCTGACTGAGAACAGATAGACCGCCAATAATAAACATTTTTTCCGCAAAATGCACATATGGGAGAGATGTTTGGGGGATTGGTCATTGCCCGCAGCCTTTCGGCTTTCCATCGACATCCACCAAGACCGCAGCGCCCGTGGGAAACTGCACATACAGAACGTGAGTATCTTCAACGCACACCAGACTGTAGCCAGTGATGTAGCCGATCTGTCTGTTTACCCATCCGCAGGCGGTCAGGGTCAGTAACGTGGCAATCAAAAGTGTTGTTCGCATCGTATGCCTTTCTGA